CTCCAATCCTTGGGGTTAATCCCCCTAACACCAACTAAAAGGAGGTGTTAGCCGCCACGGCCAGTTCCCACTGACCGTGGCTGAACAGTCGACATGCGTCGTGCGTGTAGGGCTCGTACTTAAGCGCATCACTGCGCCCACTTACAAACCCCCACACGTCACACCTGTCTGACAGCTCGGGTCCGCGCCAATCCCAATAAGGAATTGACTTACGGACCACTTTTGTACGACACCGACCATCCACATCCCTTGGCGTCATAAACGCTGATGGGTATGTTCTCCTACTCCCCTCTTGAGGAGGGTAGGGCTCAGATTTGTGGCTGATGTCTTCACGTCGTGCGTACCCGCCCAGGAAGGTTATCGCCCAACCATAAGGGTTAAAATCCTTATAGCCAGCTTTAACCGAATCCTCTTTAGTCTCCGGTACTTTAAGTTTACGGTTCCGTCTGGCCAATACTCTGTATTGGAACCAGTAGGCGCCATCCACTTTAGGCACTGTTTGATTAAAAGGTACCTGAATTCCACCATCTATAACCTCCGAGAAAGGAATCTTAAGCTCGCGCTTCAAACTCCCCCTCAGAAACTTGACAGTGTTTGAGAGGCGGACTCCTGCCAGAGCAGACCAACGGTTAAGTCGGTTGATAGCAGAGTACACGTCAGAGACAGTCTCTAGGCTTCTGATATAAACACCGCGGACAAAATGCCCGTTGTGCCAATCATGGCCGCAAGACTCTCGGAACGGGCCAGTATTGAATGACTTATCGTCATTCACCCGGAATCCCAGTTTGGTTAGCGCACGGATTAGAAAATGATACGCGTCCTTTCGGACTATGATATCATCACCGAACACGCCGAACTGGGTCCTAGGACAGTGTGAGTCAAGACTCATCATCTGATACACGGCACGAACCGCGCACGCGAATATGACCGTCTGCAACGGGAATGTAAAACCATTACCCATCGTAGAAATCATATTCAAGTCGATCTCACTACCATCTGGGAGGACGGTAGATCTGCAACGGCTTAGCTCAAAGTAACCAAGAAGATTACCCGGAACGATCCGTCGCACGAGCGACATTGAAATGCTATCGCTTGCACTCTGTAGGTCTATGGTTCCGAAGGAACCGTCGATACTACCGATGCGAGCTAATTCCC